CAAAGCCATATTCTCTGCCTCTAAAGGTTACCCTTCTTGTGAGTGGGTGTTTAGCACCTATCATTGTAAAGATGCTATTGCCAATATCCATTATATCGTCTGCCTTCATAGCATAGGCTACCTTGAGAGGTATGTTAGCGAATATCTCTAATGCCTTGAGCATTGTGAAGGTGTCATCTCCTTGAACCTTGAGGAACTTTTGGTATTGCTCTATAGTAAGCTCTCTTGCGCTCTCTGGTAAGATTACCTTTACCTCTCTACCTAACTGCGTATGTTCCATATGTCTTGTTCTTCTTTCTATTGTAGTTGCATAATGACAGGCTTATGACCGTGTCATCGTGTAGTCCTGTAGGGTGTCCGTATCTAATACTTCGTGTCTTTGGGCTATACTCGTATGTGAAGTAGCTTAACTCGCTATATAAGGGACTGAATAATTCTTTTGATGGTATGTGTACACTCACCTCGTTAAAGTCCAATATAAGCCCCTCTATGATTTCGTTCTTGCTTTTGTTCGTAGTAACAAATGGATGGGTGTTTGCATACTGACTCTTTATCTGCTCAAAGATAGGGTCACCTACACCATTCACCTCAACCATCAAAGAGGCATTGTACTGCCTCACCCTCTTCACTACCTCTGCAATCATTACTGACCATTGGTTCTTATTGTCCCTATAGATGTCTACAACCCTACCTTTAGAATCCATTAGTGTAAGGACTGTGTAGTCCTCCTGCTTACCTATATCCAATCCTGCGAATACCCTACCTTGTGGTTTAGGGTAAGAAGGGAATGTGCATTGATCTATGTTAGCGAAGACCTCGCCACCACCATCTATGAACTCTGCTAAATACTCTTGCTTGAATATGAGTTCTGGAACTGTTCTCTTGGCATCGTCTATCTCCTCCTGTGAGATAAAGGGTGTGTCGTATGAACTGCCCTTGTAGGATTTGTAGTTAGGGTAGTCTTCACTCTGCCCATATTGGAATAACTCGTAGAACCAATTCTTACCTTTAGGTGTAGAGATGAAGAGAACCTTCTTACCTCTTACAAGTAGGGTCGGCTTGATAGCCTCACTCCAAGCATCGTCTTTAATGAACGCTGCCTCATCTATGATGGCATAGTCCAAAGTCATACCCCTTATGTTATCGTATCTTTCTGCACTCCTAAAGTAGATCGTACTGCCATTCTTTAGTTCCAACTCCGAAGAGGAGTAATTATTAGACTTGACTATTCCAGAGGCTGCAATAGCAGACATCAACTCTTTCTGCACCTTGTTCGCTTGTGAGTATACAGGTGATACCCATAGTATCTTACAGGGGCTATTGTTGAAGCCCCAATACAATGCAAGGTTCATACCCATCATAGACTTACCAAACTGCCTTCCTATAGAAGCTATGTGGTACTTCTCATTACCCCCTACAATAGATTGTAATAGTTCTGCTTGAACCTTATGAGGGTTGAACCCTGTTACTGTCATTCGTCTCTTTCATTGATTGGTGTACCAAACTCAAACTTAATGTTCTTGAATAAGTCTTTACCATCTGCACCTGTAACCTCTTGCCTCGCAAGTTTAGGAATCATATACTCACTTAACTTGAGCATCAAGTCCATCGCTCTCTCTGGATTCTCTGCTGCAACTTGTACAAGCCACTCGGTCATATTAGTGAGGTTATCCTCTACTAACTTTTGGTATGCATCTCTGATCTCGGCAGTAGTCTTGTTGGGTTTACCCTTTGGTCTACCCTTTGGATTACTTACCTCTCCTTTCTTGAATCCCATTATAAATCGTTATTGTTTATAATGTTAACCTACTCTTCCTTCTTGCGTTTAGCCTCTTCCCTAAATAGCTTCTTGATTGCTTGGGTGTTAGCTCTACGAGCCTGTCGGTTCTCTCTTGTAGGAGCATCTGGTAGTTCTATGAAGTTCTTAACGAAGGCTTGTTCATCTCTTGAGAGTTGCCCTCTTAAGTGTATCTGTACTAACAACTCAAAGAGGTTGTTTAGGTTGTTCCTATTGATTAGGACATTTGAGCTTTTACTTTCCATCACATTCTTATTAGTCGTAGTCTTCTTTGGTATTTGCGTATGAGTAGAGCGTTGTTGGTTATCGTGTCTTGCAACTCTGTAGTCCAACCGAATCTACTTGCCTGTATAGACAGGTTCACATTGTCAATCATTAGCATCTCCAGAAACTTCTGTAGTTCTCTAATGTGTTTTCTTTTTCGTAGTATCGTCTTCATATCTTTTCAGTATTTTCTCTAACGCTTGGCAGCGAAGGTATTCCCTGCGGAGCATATATAGTACCATTATGGTAACAAGTATTAGACTAATCATTCTCTATGCCGTTATCGTCTAAATCTCGTAGACATAAATCTGTTATACTCATCTCTCTTTGGTGTTAAAGGTTTGCGCCTATTTTTATATGTGTGCGCCTAATTTTCGTTGGTGTTAAAGGTCGTGTTCTATGTTCTGTCTCTCAACATACCTGCGCCACATATTAGCAGCCCAAGCCTTTCTCTGCATCTTGTTAGGATACACCTTTCTTAATCTCGCATTTGCTATGCGTAGGAATTGGTTCATCTTGTTCATAGTAATTTGTTGTGAATGGTTTGTAACATCTCTTTGTACTGTGGGTAGTCACCATACTTGATATGGCAAGGGCGGCAGACCGCCATAAGATTCTCTATGTGATCCTTTGACTTACTGCCTCCACTACCTCTATTGTCTATGTGGTGAATGTCGTTGGCTCGTGTCCCACAAACCTCACATCCTATGAAGTCATCTAACACATAGCCGAAGTAGTCCATATATATCTTGGTGTGCTTTTTCACAACTCTCCGCTAATGGTATAGTTGTTAATCATTTCTTGTATCTCCTCCAGAGGTCTATTCTCAAAGAAGTCGTGGTATTGATTCAAAGCAAACATTACCTTCTCCTCTCCCTTGTTGAAGAACTCCTCACTAACGGAGTAGACTCCTACATCACACGAGAGTTTGTCTATGACCAAGAACTTAAACTTGGTATAGTCTACATTGAATAGTCGGCAGTATAGATACACCTGTACATCGTAGGAGTATTTGTGTCTTGCGGAATACACAAAGTTGCGTAGGTCACTTGTAGTCTTGAGGTCAATGATAGTACCATCGTTCTTTATGATGTCAGCCTTACCTCTAAAGGGATACCCCTCTACATAGTCTACGGCAGGTACTTCAAAGGTAGAGTCTCGTAGTAGCTCTACTGCTTGGTGATTCTTGAACAGGGCTTCAGTCATACGCTCTGCAAGTTTACGCTCCTTTGTAGTGTAGAGTAAGTGGTTGGGGTGGATTGCTTTCGCCTCTTTCCACTTCTTGGTGTTCTTACTTGCTACATCTATGAAGGTCATCTCGTTGATCTTATGAGGTTCTAATACCATTGTATGTATTAGTCTACCATCTCGTAGAGCTTGGCTATTGGTCTCCTCACCATACTGCATTAGATTGTAGTAGGTTCTTGGAGAGTCCAGAAGTTTCTTTAGGTTAGATGAACTGAACGCTACCTTACCGAGATAGCCATAGTAGAAGTCATCTTCAATAGCTTGTTGTACAAGCCATTCTTGAGAGTGTTGCTCACCATTGAGCATTGTGATTTGTTTTGACATAGTGTTTTAATTTAGTAATTATAATCCGCAATATCCAGAGTCACACTCATTGAAGTCATCGTCAAAGAGAGTTACCTGTGGTTTCCATTTAATAATATCCGAATACTTAACATCGGAACGGAAGGTACTCCCTGCCTCTTCTTCTAACGCTGCAAACCATTCCATCTTCTTCGGTTGTTTCTCGTGCATCTTCTTTAATAGTAGTGGACTTCTCCACCAACACCCAACACAATTATTCATATAAGCGAATCGTACAGGCTTGTCTTTCCAATACTCTTCAATCGTGTCTTTAAACAAATGAGCATCTATTAGAGGAAACTCTGGTTTACAATACTCAATAGTCTTCCATTTGTTTTGAGTTCCTGTCTTTGTTCTGCCAACAATAATCTTGACTTCAGTCATACCATTGTCATTAGTCTTCTCCATCATACGCTTTGCCCTTCCTTGCTCATTAGCACGATAGCCAAAACGCATAGCGACATCTCCCTCAATGTTCTTGTACCTCCATTCTGCAATAGGAATAGTCTTCATATCGGTAGTGCAATATCTCGTAACCTTGTTCGGTAGGTAGTAGCCACCATTCTTCATACGATAAGACTTTACGGTATCCTCAAAGGTCTTACCTGTAACCCAAGTGATGGGTCTGCCGATATACTGCTCAAGGTCAAGCATAGTATAGATAATCATATCGTCCTCTGCCGTTCCAATGAACGGAGCTTGGATACGATCCTCAACCTCCTTGCGAATCTTCTCGTCTGGGAACTTACAGTTGTTATCCTCTATACGCACAAGAGAGAACACATCATAGTCCGCAGGATAGTTGGCTGCGATATAACTTGATGTCTTCCCTCCCGATAAACTATTTAATGTTTTCATCGTGTCAATCCCATAGCTTGAATAAAGCGTTGACCCTTATCGTAGTCAATGCCTTTAATGAGTCGGTAGATAAAGGCTGATGCCCTCTTGATAGATTCCATCTCTGCCTTGCTTGTCTCCTCTCCTGTATTCGCATACATCTGTGCATCTATGTGCAAGAGTTGGTCTATCGTCTCTTTGTCGCTTAACGCTTCCTCAAATATGATTTGAGCATCTAATATAGCTTTGCTATGTGTCATCATTTCTGGTAGTCTATTTGTCGTGTGATTATTTCCTCTTCGTCATCGCAGGAGCAACTCTCCTTCTCACAATCGTGGCAACAGTTACATACCCAACTATCGTCACAATACTCATAGCAGATGTCACATTGCCTTGCTTGGTCTTCTTGGTACGAAGCTAACTCTCTATCTAAATAGTACATTATATTCTCTCTATTAGTTCGTAGATAAATAGAAAGAACGCTATGCCTATAGCAGAAGCTATGAATAGTGTGCCTCCATACAGGAGGTCTTCTTTAAGGGTGTAGATTTTCTTTGACATAATAATTTTGGTTTCTGCTAATATACACAAATAAGTTAACAATTTACATAGGGATAGAAATTTCTTGAAAGATTATGTCTTGCACATCCTCTATCCTCAAGTATGTAAACACATCCTGCTTACCGAATCTACCTATCCATTTGTACAAACCCTGTGAAGGTTTCACCCTATTCTTTCTCGTAACATTCTCTTGGGTAAACTTATCACACAACTCTATAGCCTTCAACCTCAACTTGTCCTTCTCCATCACATAGAACCTATCGGGAAACTGAAAGGCAATGTACTCTGCTTTAGAATCTTTAGCACACCATCCGTGATAGCCCCATACATTAAGAAACTCCAGAAGAATGAATCCGTGCTTATGCATCGGCTTGAGTCCCTTGACATCTACGAACTTATCACCCCAATAGAAATCAATGTGCTTCTTGTCATCTTCAATCTCGGACTTGACTGCTCCTGTAAGAGCCTTGAACAACTCCTCACCATCCTTACCTATAGATATGCAATGGTCAGTTCTTTCATCGGATTGATTCAATCCTTTCTTGAGATATGTGTTTAGGCTATCGGAACTCATTAAGGTCTGTGTCTTTTAGTTTCTTGTCCCCATCATAGAATGAGAATCTATTA